TGTCTCAACCCAATCACGATAAATGAATAGCCATATTACCAACCTATATCCACAACCCAACGGAACTGTTGCAGGAGAAAATTTGTCATGTGCTACCAGTGGTACTGGTGCTCAGTTTGCTGCCTTTGGTAGCGATACTGCCTATGTGATGATAGATGTGCAGGACTATAATGTCTACGTTACGTTTGATGATACAGCTCCAACAGCAACTAATGGTCATATCTTGGTTAAGGATAATCCCCTTATTACCTTGAGTGCCGGTGCTGGGAAAGCTGCTAAATTCTTAGGGATTAGCGGAACCGCCATTGTTCAAGTTTCACAATTTGTAGACTAGTGAACGACTTGGTCCAGAAATGTTGTTTTGGAGCAATTGGTTCTATCATCGCTGTGACAACGCAAGAGACGAGTCTGCTGCTATCTTTAGTAGCATCGGGATGCACCATAATCTTTATGGTTCTATCTATAATCAAATTGATTAAAAATTTTAGGAACAAGAAAGATGTCAAGTGAGCTAGTTGCCATGCTCGGTGGAGGTATCACCGGCTTTGTTATGAAGTTTATGTCAGCACAGATGGAGATTAACTCTAATGCGCTCGAACGGATGATTGCAGCGCAAGGTGCTTCTGACGATTCCGCTGATCGCGCTACGGCCAGAACTGGCGAAGGAGGAGTTTGGGTCAGACGAAGTATAGCTGTAACCATTCTATTCGCCGTGGTGATTGCCCCATTTATTTTTGCTTTTTATAGTATCCCGGTAACAATTAAATCTGAAGGCACGGGAGGAATATTTAGCTTTCTGGGATTCCATTCTGACAGATGGAAGAGTCTGGAAGGATTCGTTTTACTACCGGAGATTAGGCAGGGGATGTTAGCAATTCTCGGTTTTTATTTCGGTAGCTCACAGGTAACAATTAGGAGATGACATGCCAAAGGTAGGAAAAAAACATTATTCATACACACCCAAAGGAATGGCTATGGCTAAGAAAGCGGCCAAGAGTAAGGGGATAAAAGTTAAGTATAGTAAACGTAAGAAACGGTAAGGAGATAATATTATGGCTAGACCCATTACACAAAATAGGAAAGAATATCAGGTTGCCCGAAAAAAATCATGGGAAACTCAACGGAGGGCTGTAGATCCAAAGCTTGTTCGTCAGCTAAAAGATATAGAGGGTCAATCTAAACGGAGAGAAATTAAAACAGGAGCGGAACTGGACGACTTTACCGCCAATGATTCATATTACGGCTCTATGGTTAAGAGATGGGACGCTCATACAAAAGCGAAGGAAGCAAGCGCATTTGCTGAATCCGAAAAAAAGAGAAGGACAAAAAAAGCACTCGCCAAGTCTTTTGCCAGGTCTAAGAAATAATGGCTAGGTACGACAGATACGGAACATTAGATGACCAAATCGTTGAGGATTTGGATATCGGTTTCATTGGCTATAACAATAAGGTTAGGCCAGACCAACTCCCGCAAGGTGTGTTGGCTGAAAGCCTGAATGGTCGTATGGGTATTGGAGGCGAGTGGCAGGTGAGAAAAGGAATTGATCTTATTGCTGCTCCTTTTGCCGTAGGAAATTTTACGGTTCCGTTTTATGTATATGCTAATATTACTATAACCACTGGGAATATAGCACGAGCTGACACAACCCTGACATTCACAGCTTCCTCTCACGGTCTAACTAATTCCACTTTGGTTAGTCTCGCTGGTTTAGGAACGGCTGGCGTAGATCCTAATGGAAATCACATTGTTGTTGTTACAGACGCAAATACATTTACTATAACGATTGCTGGCTTGACCGGAAAACCAACTGGAACTGCAACTGTTGGTGCGCCGAAATTAGATGAAGATGCTAATGTTCAGATTTACGGA